TCGGAACTTCAAAGTTCCTCCTTCATCGGTCGCACCAAAGTCGAATAGTGCGGTATGTTGTTGGAAACCAAGTGGTGATAATCCACCAATACCTTCCAATACAATCGGTGGTTTGATTGCTTCGCCCGGATCATACTGTAACTGATCTATTGATGCAGTACCTACGATTTGAGTGAGACCACCAAGGTACATACCGGCAGGATGCACCATGAGTTTATATGCATCACGCCATTGCGCAAGAGAAAGTTCTGATCTAATCTGTATTGCGTAGGTTTGATATAGTTTATTGTCAGTAAGGTACCTTGCACTCTCTGCACCAACCTTAGACTCATTCAACTTGAATATGTATTGTTTTGTGTAAACAACATCTGGTTCAATGTCAAAGAAAGTTTTAAAGAATTGTCGAATACTGTATCTAGTACCTTTGGCACGATACAGATAACTTGAGTATTTTACTGCGGTTCTTTTATCAACAAACCCTTGAAAGTAATTCTGACCTAACAGATACTCATCTTCAAAATAAGTAAGAAGATCCAAATCTGTTTGTGACACATCTCGCGTCTCGAACATGTTGTTCAAAAAACGAGTCAACGAATCTTCTTGATTCTCAAAGTCAAAGTAGGCCTTGATGAAACTTACAAACTTAGGATACTCTGCAAGGATATGCGAAGGTAAGACGGACTCGATCTGATCCGCTCTCAGATTGATGTCACGTCTTGTAGTATCTTTATGTGTTTTATCGAATATTGACATTAGTTACTCGCTGTGGTACGTAAACCTTTCGCACTTAATCTCGTATTATCATAATCTAGAATGTATTCTCTCTGTGGTACTATAGCACTTGCGTTAGCAGGAGTACATGAAAGTTTGATCAACTTCGATTCGTCCGACTTAAATCCTACAAGATTGATGATACCAGAACCGGATTCGTAGAAACCGATGTTGTCGGACTTCACGTCACCTGTACCAACATCAATGATCTGGAGTTTGTTTGTGGTCAGAAGATTTCTAATCTTACAGTTTAATGATTGTCCACCAAAGGTACGTTTGAACGTAGAAGATTCTATAATGAAGTTCACATCATCCGGATTGGCGATAGGAGAAGGAAAACTAAATTTGAAATCCTGTTCTACACCAGCCGAAGGCGTGAAACGTTGTTGCATCTTCACATCTGCGCGAGATGATAGAATAGCAGGACTCACGTCATCCACCAAAGTCAATAAGTTAGACCTACGGAATGCCTGTCCAAACTTACCGGTATTGGTCGAGAAGTAATCTAGCATTACACCTTTAACTTGTTCTTGAAGTGCATTGATCGACAAGTTAGTATAGTCCGGATTGTATTGGAAGAAGACATTGGTTTCGACAAAAGTCTCTACCGGATCAGTAAATTGTAATCCAAACGAAGCAATAGAAAGTTGATCGACCAACACTCTGATATCGTCTTTAGTGATATCTTCTAGGGATTGTGTAACATCCCCTTTGAATTTTATTGACAGGAAAGTCTGACCATATTCTGGTTGAAGATTGTCTTCTCCACCCCATGCGATAATGTCTTCGATCAATGCACCATATGAACGTAACACCAAGTTAGCATAGTCAACGTGTGTTACCATTCTATTCTGTGTTGCATATCGGAATGGCGCATTTCGTCTAATAGAATCCAATGTTTCTTTATTAGTACCACCAACAGATCTATTGACTGTCGATACTACAGGTAATCTTTGTAGACCACTACCACTAGTCGGTTCGGTCACTTCTACCGTATTAAGGGGTTCGAATAATCGTCCACCATTTGCATTCGCACCATCTACCGAGAGATACTCAACTGTGATCTTTGCACCAGCTTTAGGTACCGCACCAAGTGTGGAACCATTACCAAAGGTTAACTCATAGTAACCATTTGGTGCTTCCTTTAGAATGTATGCAGGAGTGGTTGCAGTTATATTAGTTGCGGTTTCTAGATTGACATAAGTGGTAAAGTCATCCGAAGTCGAACTCTCGTATATCTTAACTACCGCAGTCGCACGGTCAAGGTTAAGATCGGGAATGATGTACATAGTTTCTTCTGCATCTTCCCCTGCAAAGAAAGTTTTAGTCTTTGCAACACCTTCGTAAATAGGGATACTGGTAGAACCCGACAGTGTTGTGAACTGGAAGAAGTTGTTACCATCATTAGTAGCCTGAATCAATTCCTGAGTCTGGAATGTATAAGACGCATCATCAATAGCTGCGGTAAACTTATATCCAGATGCAATCTGTAGAGTTTCGGGTACATCTGATTGATCGATACCAATGTTGAAAGACATGTTGATATTTGCTTGTGCCGCAGTTTTTGACTGTGGTACATAACCCAGTGTCTCTGCGTGTGATACGACCGAAGATCTCAACTGTGCAGTATTCAAGAATGATTCATTCAATGCCATATTTGCAGTGAGACCATTCAAATGCGTATTGTAAGCCAATACATCCAATAGATTAGATATACCAGACGCTTCGAAGTCATAGTCCGAAAACTCCGACTGTTGTTTTAAATATGTCTTTAGATTGTTTTTGATTGCATCAAAATCTAAAGATGAGGAGTTAATAGTCGTTGCCATTATCGTAACCTATTCAGTCTGGTTGTAAATTCTACGGATTGACTAGAATTTACGATGTTAAAAATTATCGTAAGTGTAACACTGTTTCCGTTCTCATCTACTTCGGGAATTACTTGTAGAGTTTCGGAATTTATTCTTGGTTCGAAAACACGAATATTCTGTATAATCGCATTCTGCATTTGATTGATTGTGCCTTGATCCATCAACTCAAAAAGATAACTATTGAGGTTCGCACCAAAGTATGGAGAAAAAGGTTTCTCGGTGCGGTTGGTCATCAATAAGTTTTTCAAAGATTGTGTGACAGATGATACCGCAGTTTTCTTATACACGTCACCGGCACCCTTCGCTGCAAACGAAAGGTCAATGTCGATATACTCATTGTTCGATGTCGATTTGACAGTTGAAAAGTTTCCTAATCCCCCGTCTTCTATAGAAAATGCTCTAGCCATTTGTCTTTCCTAAAATATTATAGTTCTATTTATACATCTTCGAGAACTTCTACCAACTCATTCTTTGCAAAAAGTATTCCGTTGTATCTTGTTTCCAATTCATTTTTATAGTATAACTTCCAAGTAATTCCATCTACCTTTGGCATTACGACTGTTACTTGTGCATTGAGTTTTCCTGTTGGATCCCACTTATCATATTCTAGAATAAGTTTATCGTATCCAACATAGTCCTTGATATACTCAGCAAGATCGAATGTTCTTTCATAATCGATCTCACCCTTCTCATCAACTACTTTGTAACTTACCATTTGACCGTCTTGTTTTAGAAGATTTTCTCCTGCAACTGTTTCTAGAGGGCCACCACGATAAACCCCTTCCGATACAATAAGACGCACATCTTTGAACATGTCAATGTTTCCATTGATTCTACGGAACAACTCTGCGTGTAGATAGAGATTGTATGCAAGTTGTTGTCTATCATTAGGACTGTTTTGATATTTGTCTATGGTCGATAAACTACATGGGTTTCCTTTACTGCCAAGAAACTTAGAGACTGATACTCCAGGCGCAAGTTTAGTGAACGAAGTAATATCCTTCGCATCAACTAAAGCTGGATTGTATTTCTGATCTGGTACAATTGTTATCATTTGAATCTTTTACCTCTATTCTTCACGGAGTTACCAAGTGGAGTATAACCAAATCTTGGAGATGTTTCTTTCTTGGCAATACGTCCTACCTTCGGAGGTAAAGGATTTTCCCAGTCGGATGCAATCATACCATTCTTTATCAGTGCATCGGGGAATGAGATACCTTTCTCGTTCACGATTGTTCTGTTCGCTTCGTCTCGCATGGTAGATCGAATTTCATTTATAGTGGGTTCTTTTTCAAACAGTCCCGCATAGTCATCACGTAACAGTATATGATTGCGTATTGCATCTTTACTATCAATTGATATTGCACGTATAGACAAATGTCCATCTGACAGAAGACCTGCAACTGCATCTGTCTTAGGTATTGGTTTCAGTGGAGATAAAGATTCCATATTCTTAGGCACATCAGGCGCCCCTCCGGAGGGTTGTCCACCTTTCTCCTTGGATGCAAGTTGCGCAGTCTTCGCATTCTCTGCTTTATGCGCATACTTGGATTTGATTGCTTCGAGTGCCTGTCCATGGAAAGAACCATAGAATGATGCACCCGAAGTAAATGGTACCGCACCTTGTGGCCCCATGTAAACAGGGCCAGTGAACTCGACTTGTTCCCCTCCAATCGCACCTTTCATACCAAGTACTGATATTTCAGTTGCAGAGATATTACCCTGCAATGCAGTCATCACAAATTCTTCTTCGGCAGATACATGGAAACGATTACCGGTGAACATTTCAATCTCAGCACCTACGTTATTTTTCCAATGACCTTTGATGGTACCATAACAGTTACCCAAAACAATATCTGATTTGTGTTCGACTGTCTTGTTTACCGCAGTACCTTTAGTTGTATAATTGGTGTTCAGTCCTACCGTTGTGGTGTTGTTCTTACGTATCTCGGTGTTGGTATTGCCATCAACGTTGACATTGTAATCACCCCCAACATTGACATTATAGTCACCTGTCACTTCAAGGTTGAGGTTTCCATTATACACCAACTTACCGTTACCTTCAACAATGACAGTTTGGTCACCACCAGTAACCTCGACCTTGTTATTGACCGCAGAGATGACCACAGACCCGTCTGCGCGGACTTCTACACCCGCACCCTTACGGTGTTTGATAAGAATACGTTCACCGCCAGGCGTGTCATCATACGAGATGATATGACCCGATGCGGTTTCTTTTACTTGGTTGAACGGGAAACGAGAAGGTTCTTGGTCTTCGAGATCCAAGTCTGTTCCTTCGGTACCACCACCAAGATAAAGATTCTCTACTTTGAGACCACGTGCAGATCTATTTAATGAAGACCCATAATGATATTCCCTTTTGGGAAATTCTCCAGTAGGATCTTGGAAACCATCAATTGGAACACCTTCGGTATTTTCAATTGCAGGATTGTCACCTATCGTTTTTTTATTTGTTGTAGTTGTCATACGGCCTTCTTCAGTTTCAGACCATTTCGGTCTAATGATGTTTCTGTCAATGGATCTGCGTAAACAGTCTTCTTACCAAACTTGTTCTCAACAAAAGATATAACATCAAAGTACGGATCTTGAGATGAGATGTCAATGTCATTGTGACCGAGAACTTGACCGCCCGGAACTATCTGGTAGAATATTTCTAGAATATTTTCTAGTGTCTTCATCTGAGATATAGTGAATGAACTCGCGGACAAATTCAATAAAGGATTGTCAGCTTCGGTCGCGACATTCACACCACCTACCAAACACACATCAATACAGTTAAACTTGTGGCGGTTGATGTCACTTGCATCCGCAACATTATCTAAGGGTAGTCCACGTTGAAGTGTTCCGTCACGTCTAATGACCAGATGGTATTGGATACCAACATGTCCTGCTTCGTTGTGTCTTAGTTGAATCTCTTCTGCACCAATGTTTGCATTCGTGTAGGTTTCACTTGCATGAATTACAACCTCGGATATCTGTCGAGTCATTTTAACAAACTCTAATCCAAGTTCTTCTTTAGAGTCTATGTAAGAAAATTCTCTAATATACCCTGCGGAATATCTTTTAGAGAGTTCCAATAGATCCAAATCTTCGGTGAAGAATTCACCCGCTTCGGAGACAACACTTCCTGCTATTGTAGTATCTACTTGACTAAGTGCATTCTCAATCTTAACAGACTGATTTTTAAAGTTTTGTAATTCGGTCTCGGATATTCCGGCAGCTCTTGCTTTACTCTGAACCTTGAGATTAAATTCTTCAACATTATTAGCATCTGTGCCTCTAATTATTGTTTTTAATTCTGGAGATAATGTTTTATCTTTCAGTGTCAGTGCTTTGGTTGCTTTGGTGAGATTGATATCCCCGCCAGTCATGACATCGTTCATGATACCAGAGAGGAAATCTTTATCGAGTTCTTCACCTGCACCGAACAGTCCCGTAAGAATACCGCCGACCGAACCAGTCAAATCTTCGAATAGATCTTGTGCAGTACCAAATCCTAAGTTTATATCAGAAGAAACATTGTTAACAAGATCTGTTACCGCACTTCCGATACTACTTGTAATAGCACTGAACCCATCCGAGATTATACCTTTTGCTTCATTGAGTCCAGTCTCTAATGCGGAAGTCAGTGATCCTGTCGCTGTCGCAGATGCGTTGGCAATAGTATTACCGACACCTTCGACTGCGGATACCGCACTTGCAACTTCATCTAGTAAACCACCACTCTTTGACTTATTGGCAACTTCATCCAATTTACTCTGTACGTTCCCTATACCTTCGGTTATAGAAGCACCCAATTCATCACCACCGGCTTTGGCTTCGGATGCTGTTGTCTTGATCGAACTCAATAACGTACCTTTTCTTTCGGACGCATCTTCGATTGCACCGGCAAGTTCATCAAGTGCAGAACCACCCAATGAAACGATAGTGATACTTTCTACAGGCGGAATGATTCCTGTCAATGATTTTGTAATCTCGGGAACAGTACTCGGTGAGTTTTCTCCGGTCTGTACTACGGTAGGTACTAATTCACCATCAACCAATTGTGTTATTGGATTACCTGCGGAATCTTCGGTAGGGAGTCCGCTCCCATCTAAGACGAATTCTTCTACCTGAGTGGCTACATTTGTCACCGTGACAATAGGAACGCCCACATCAGTTATCATATCAGATGGATCTGTATTAGGGTATACTCCCGCAGTAGGAAGTACTTGGGACAATGAACCTGTGGTATCAGTTTTTGAATTGTTGTCTAAACTTTTGAATCCGTTCACATCAACTTCTACATTCTTACCGAGTATAGTTGATGAATTCAGTATATTCGCATCCTGAGACTTTACGACCTGTTGATTAAGGACATTTAAGTTTGCGGTTGATGTGACCTTTGCTTTGAGACCGTCATTAAGTGTTTGGAGACTAGACATTTCTATACCTTCTTATTCGCATATATTTCATATACTCTTTTTACTTCGCTGTTGTAATCATCTTGAATAGGAGCATAATGACGACCTATAATATTACCCAAAGATCTTGGTTTGGATTTATCAATAACATCAGAATTCAAAATGCGAATGTTTGCATCTACGTGAGTAGTATTTAGTTCATATGATATGAATGCCAATTGTGTACTGAAATGCCACCATTCATTACTGAATGCCTTCAGGCGAGTGAATCTAACACCACTCCAACCCATCAGTCCGGTACCGCCGATATTTGTATATGTGGTATCAAAAGAACTGTTAATACGTGAGATCGCACCCACAATCGCACAAGCTTGTTTGATACTGTATCCGGTAGAAAGAAAGAATTTGACAGCAATGTCTCTACGCAACTTCGAAGTAAACTCATCAGGAGTTTCATCTCTAAGTTCATTCTTCAATGCTTCCGAAGACTCATCAATAGAACCTGTTGATTGATTATAGAACTCTTGGTCTGGACTTATTCTCTCAATCAAACTGTCGTATGCAACTTGTTTTTGAATCGAGGTAGGATATTCTGTACGGGGTAGTGAACCGATCACGATAGGAACTTGTGACTCGGTACCATCCATAAACATACCAAAGACAAAAGAACCCGCCTCAAGTCTTGGAGTAGAACCCAATCCAGACACACCACCCTCAGTGGTAGGTAATACTACCTGCGCCCATGGGAGATCATTCTGTCTCACTTCACGGGTAGATGGGTTGTGAATACCATGGATACGTACACGCACACGACCCTCCAACCCATAAGGTGGAGTGGTATCGATCACGTCAGCAACAAACCAACGAACCTTATCACCGTAGTAATTAATCAATGTTCGGCCCCTTCTCTAGTTTGAATACCGTCATTGCAACATCATGTCGAGTATCTCTAAAGGTATGTCTTGTATTGTAAATAAGAAAGTCACCACTCTTCAATTGATCGAGTTGATCAGGACTCTCTGGATTATTGTCATCGTTCAAAACATTGATACGAATCTTATCACCTACCGAACCACCCGATGCAATGAATCCTGGCCCAGGCACCGTAACATCCATCATATTTTTGAATATAACGTTTCGGAATGCGAGGTTCTCAATCTTCTTGAGAAACATACTAGGACTCACTTCGTCATGGATACTTTTCTTATCGTTATAAACACCCCGAGATACTACACTATGGAATATCTTTGCATTGGTATTATGTAGGTGATCTCCTTCGATGTTCACATCTGCAATATCAGGTGTTTTGTATGATGCGTCATAGACATTCTGTTTCGCATAATTTATAAGTCCTTTCTCACTAGATTTCAATAATAGAGATTCTAGACTAAAGTGTTGCGCAGTTGTTCGACCATTGCTAATATCTGTCACGGTATACAATGAACCTATACCACCCGACATAAGTTGATTGAGTGTGTTTTGTAACTTACTGGTTTTCATCGTCTGTACTTGGAAGTATTGCATAGTAGTATCACCACCTTCTTCTTGTGCCTGTGTGTTAGCAGGAGAGAAGATGAAAGGAATCTTTTTATTCCATGCGGGTTGTTGCAACATAACATCCAGACTTGCAAGTCTTAGGTTTTGATCGTGGATAGACGCATATAAAAAGAATGGCATACCCAAATCTGTAGTTGCTTTATTAGTCAACCAAGTTGCAGCCTCAAGGGGGTGCATGTATGGGATGATGCCTTTAAAGTTACTCTGGACAGTTTCTCCCGAATAAGAAAGATCGACACTCTTACCACATTCGTTCTGACACAGTTTTACTATTTCAGTACCCAAGTTATCTCGTATTGCACGTGAAATGTTTTTGGTCTTACTCACGAATGCATGTTCATCCATAAAACTGAACACGTATAACGAGGAGTTGCCTGAGTTAGAAGACTTGATAATGTTGTCGATACCGGTCAATAAGAAAGAACGATCCATAACAACTTCTTCGGATTCGGTCTTACTCATTTCACTCAACATTTTGATATGGAGTCTGTCTGTTCCACTAAAACCCAAACTATCAAATACCCCTTGGTCATCAGATATTACGACTTGACCACTGATATATGGTTTGTCTAGATTCTCAAAGAACACCAACTCCACGATCAGAGAACGAACATCGACAATGAAATCCGATAACCTGTCCGAAGTTATCTCGGCAACTTGATATTTAAATTGGGATTGTCTTTGCATTATTGACCCATGAGTTCAGAAAACTCATTAACAATACCCTTTATAGAATCGGGTTTGATGAGTTTGATTTGACGGAGACTTTCATTAACATTCGTTAGATAGTCTTTCATGGTAACTTCGACAGCACCCACCGGTTTGGATTGTGTGAGGGGATCGATATCAATCCAGTTACCATCAACATCTTCGTAGTGATGCGTCCCCAAATACTGAGGTTGTTCACCATATACCAACATTGATGTCGAAGTGCCCGCAGGATTGGTATATGACAACTCTTCTCCGGTTTGAAAAGATCCATCAGTCAAGTTCTTGGTATTAATATAATACGTCAACTTATATTCTGAAGTAGGATCGAATGCGACATTGGTGATGGTTGCTTTTCTCTCGAAAGGATCTAATGTTATTTCATACGAAGATAATTGTAAACCATCTTTCAATAACACCCATGTAAGGGGTTGAGTAAAGGTTTCTGCCCCTAATGCATCTGTCCTCTCTAGGTTTATAATACCATTAGAGTCCGGAGTCACAACCTCTTCACGTACTTCCGAAGTCAATACAACATTGATAGTATCGATAATAAACGTTCCGAGTGATAGATCTCGTTTGATGATCTGTCCTCTGGTACCGGATACGTTACCCGTTACGATAGCACCAACTTCAAATTGATCCGGTGCGGTACCTATAATTTTAGTACGATAGATTGGTTGGTTGTCATCATCATAGTAATCAATAACATCTTCTTGTTGCAACTGTACCGTCACCATTCGGTGTGGGTATCTTTTCTGTGCAGCACTATGGACTTCAGATAATGTCAATGGCCAACCGCCTTCTCGGATATGATCATTCACGAGAAAGAATGTCCAGTAATAATCCGTAGTGCCATATAAACGAAAGGATGTTTGATCTGGTCTTTCGTTGACAGGTATGGTATAATCAGAAAGAAATAGATCGCGTGACTTTATCTGATCAATCATATCAACATATTGTGTTAGATTGGTCGCGACAGAAAGAGAAGTCTCGTCACCAAACCGATAAAGTGTTGGTCTGAAGTTATAGAAATATGACATTAGAAACCTCCTTCAGATACGTCTTTGCGTACTAGTGCTTTCGTCTCTTGGAAACTCAAGGTCATGTCAACTTCCATGAAGTTACCATCCTCGTGCATTGCCATTTGAGATGAGTTGAACGTTGTAGATACATCACGGAGATAACAGGGTTTGATCTTAGCAAGGCCTGGAATCTTTCTTCCGTCATATTCGAATTCTATATTAAACTTGTTGGGGAATTTATAACCCAGTGATATTGGATTAGGTGCGCCAATATCAGCGGTGATCTCATCAGGATATAATTCAGTTCGCAACAGTCTTATAATTTCATTGATCTCTCTTGCTTCACTTGCGGATCTTGCGATCATCTTAAACGCAAATGCAAACTCACGAATGTTTGGTTGTTTGAACAAAACCCGTGAATTGGGGTTGAGTGTAACACCACCTGCGAGTTTTGAAACTGCTTGTGCCTCTGCACCAAAAGAACCAAACTTAGATGCGAGTTGTACACCTGCAAGTTTCGCAAGATCTGTATTGTCGCCCGAAGTGAGATTACTTACAAATGAACCCAAACCTTTAACCATAGATGATGCGAACCCAAGACCCGCTTCCATAGTTGCGCCAGTAGCACCAAGATCGAAGTTCTCGTATGTTACATTGTCACGGAACGATAGTCCCATGGGGAGATATAAACTAATAGAACTAGTAGTTATGGGAATACTCTCTTTGGTAGAATTGGATTGTTTCTCAAGTCCTTCATATGATCTTATCTGTTCTATCAGTTCTTTTTCTTTCTGTAGAAGTTGTTGCTTTTCTAACTCTTCAGAACCAGTAAAGAAACTACCTTCAATTTCTTCATTCAATTCTTTAACTCTACCTTTAAGAGCTTCAAGATCACCTTTCAACTTCTTTGTCTGTGCAGAAAATACATTGACATTACTTGTGCCGGTGGATTTGTCTTCATTCACACTGAAAATGACCCGTGCCTTGTAATCGGTATCGTCTATTGGGTACCTGAGTTGTCTAACACTCCCTTCACCGCCCACAGTTTCTCCGACTGGTACTGCCGGTGGTTGTTGTTTTGCACCACCACCAGCGGCAAGTCTAATCTGTTCCGGAGTGAGTTTGTCTCCGACCTTTACGTCATATATATTATCAGGCATTTATCCGATCCATAAATAGGTTAAAATCTTTAAAACTTTAAAACTATTTATATGAAAACTTACAAAGGAAAATACAAAATCCGGAATGAATCCAAGTATCTTGGTGATCCCAAGAATGTGGTGTATCGTTCGGGATGGGAAAAGGCTGTCATGATATGGTGTGACGACAATCCCAATGTGGTTGGTTGGGTAAGTGAAGAAGTTATTATACCATATATTTGCGAGACTGACAAGCGTCCCCATCGTTATTTCATGGACTTCATGGTCAAGTATAAGGATGGACGCACTGTACTGATCGAAGTCAAACCACACAAAGAAACTGTCAAACCTAAGTCCGGACAAGGAAGACCTCGGAGACAGGTACTCAACGAAACACTGACATATATTAAGAATATAAGTAAGTGGACAGCAACCGAGAAGTACGTTGCGGATAGAGGATGGCACTTTGAAATATGGGACGAACATAAACTAAGGGCTATGGGGATACTACCCAAACCATTAGGAAAGAAACCAATTAAACCATTGAAGAAAATGAAACCGTATAAGAGAAAGAAGTGATTAACAAGAAAGTATATTTTATAGGAATGAACAAGATTGCAACCACGTCATTCCACGAGTTGTTCAAATCATCAGGATATAGGTCATGGCACTATTCCTGTATGGATGCAGTGACTAGGGAACCATTGATGCTCGCACAACAGATGGGACAGAATGTTGACGAAAACAAATATGTGATGAGTTCTATTGATCATGCACAAGTATACAGTGATTTGTTTTTCCATCGTGAATATGCGTGGGTAGATGGTGTCAAGTGGTTCCAGAGGATCTACAACGAACATCCAGATTCTTATTTCATATTGCAGACTCGCGAGATGGAAGCATGGTTGGACAGTAAACGTAGACACAAAGACGGTGACTACATGAGACGTTGTTGCGAATATCATGACCTCGAACACGATGAGATGTTGGAATGGTTCCGTAATGATAGAGAGGAACATGAAGATACCGTCCGTTCTTTTTTTGCAAACAAGAAGTATGCAAACTTCCTTGAGTGGAATCTCACCACAGACCCTATATCTAAGTTTATAGATTTCGTCAAACCCGACTTTATACTCAGAGAAAAAGATTGGGGGGTTCATGGGAAAACATATAAATAAAGACATGGATTTTAACAGGAAGACACATGTCTGAAATTTTTAACAGATTAGAACGACAAGCATTCCGTGCGGGTATTAAACCACGCACCGATGAAAGTCGTGCTTGGTTTCTGAAGAAAGCACAGAACATGCGTAGTATCAACCGTGAAGCTTTGATGAAGGAAGAACCTCTCAAGGCAAGATCTAAACAGATCATTGGTGGTATGTTCATGTTTACCTATGATCCTAAACATAAAGACAAACTACCATACTATGATGAATTTCCATTGGTGATTGTCATTGGGCCTGCGAAGGGTGGATTCTTAGGATTGAATCTACACTACCTTCCACCCAAGTTGAGGATGCAATTCTTTGCCAACCTCATGGACATTCAAGGTAGTAAGTTGACAGACGATGCAAAGTTTTCATTGACATACCGAATGTTAAAGAAATCTTCGAACCTGAGATACTTCAAACCATGTGTAAAACATTATTTGAACTCTCAGGTCACTAGTCGTTTTGCGGAAGTACCTGCACCTGAGTGGGAGATTGCAATCTTTCTACCGACCGCACAATTCCGTAAACGAAACAGTTACAAGGTTCATTACGATAGTAGGCAGATGATACGATGAGTGCAGGATTTTCGATAGAAGACCTAAAGGGTCAAATAGGTGGTTCGGGTGGACTTGCGAAAGCAAACCAGTTCATGGTGCAATTACCTCAACTACCAAACTTCTCGGTAGATGCAAGAGAATTAAATCTATTCTGTACAGTTGCTTCATTGCCGGGCAGACAGATAACCTCTGTTGATTATCAGATGGGTACGACCATGCGCAAGATCGCAAATGGTTATGCAACTACTGATATATCCATGACATTCCTTGTGGCAAATAACCACGTGGTTCGTCAGTACTTCGAAGCATGGCAAGCGTTAGCACATGATCCTGTTACCCGAGAGATTGGGTACTTCGATGAATATGTGCGGGATGTTAAGGTTTCGACCTTGGAGAGAGGTCTGAGATTAAGTCTTATTAAGAAACAATTGGGATTTGTAGATAAGATACCATCGTTCCTAAGAAACAGATTACCGAACGTGGGGCCATTTGACCTCTCGCAAGGTGAACTAGATCTCGGTGGTTCTTTTTCTATGAAGACTACATACACATGCAACCTGTTGGAGTGTTATCCAACAACATTGACCGATCAAACATTGGGAAATGGTGAAGAAGGTGTGATGGAATTGAGTGTACAATTGTCGTACACTGATTGGGAAAGTGTGGTCGGTGACTACACTAAAGAAGGCGAAGATATTGCACGTGGTGCGATAAGCGGAGTCTTTGCAAAATTATTTGGTTAATTATTGGAGAATATTATGGCATTACCAAAACTAAACGCAACACCAAAGTATGAATTGATTATACCATCATCAGGACAGAAGATCAAGTACCGCCCTTACTTAGTAAAGGAAGAGAAGGTATTGATGATAGCATTCGAGACAGGTGATCAGAAACAAACGTTAGGCGCAGTAGTCGATACTCTACTTGCGTGTGTATACGAAGACATTGATGAGGGAGACTTAACAACATTTGATATTGAGTATATGTTTACTCAAGTCAGATCAAAGTCAGTAGGCGAATCATCAACAATCTTATTGAAGTGTACTGAATGCGAACATCAGAACGAACGACCTATTGATATATCGTCTATCAAGGTTATTGTTCCCGAAGGTGTCAGTAACATCATACAGTTAACAGATGATATTAGTTTGGAGATGACATATCCGAAGTATAATCAAGTAAAGAATACAAACTTTGAAGGTAATCAGATAGAGGTAGGATTTGGTTTAGTTGCCAACTCCATTGCCGCGATCCTAACCGAAGACGAACGAACCGACACTAAAGATGCAACCCATGCCGAAGTGCTAGAGTTCATCGAGTCAATGACACAAGAACAGTTTAAGAAAGTTGGTGACTACCTCGAAGCAATGCCAGCCCTAATGCACACCGAAAGGTTTGCTTGCGAAAGTTGCGGAGAGACTAACACGGTGGTATTGAAGGGGATGCAGGATTTTTTATCCTAAACCTTTCTCACGATAACTTAGTCAATCATTATAAGACTAACTTTTCGTTGATGCAACATCATAATTATAGTCTAGCAGAAATAGAGACAATGATGCCGTGGGAAAGGGAGATATACGTTAGTATGTTAGTTGATTATGTGAAGGAAGAGAATGACCGAATTAAACAAGAACAACAAAATGGATAAGATGCAATGCCAGAAAACAAACCATATGCCCTAGAGAATGCAATCAATTCGTTGCAATCCACGAATGGTCAGCAGAACGAGCAGATTATAAAGCAAGGATCAGAAGGTCTGCGCAATGATGCCTCGTTACATAAGACTATGAAAGAAGTTCTGGCAGAGTTCAGAGGTTCTCGCGGTGACAACGAAGAAGCAAGGCGTGATGGTAATAAGAAGTCAGGGGGTGCAACACCTGCACCTTCTGGTGGTGCAACACCAGAGATAGAGGGTGCCTTTAGTGGTCTTGGTTCTCTTGCGACAATTGGTATTGCTTTCGCAGGTTTTGTTAATGGTCTTGTTCAAGGATGGTTCGGTGTCATCAAAGATCTCGGTAAGGTGGTAAAGGGTACTTTTAATTTCTTCGGAAACACAATGAAGAAAATAATCACCTCGCTAGGTAGCGTTATTAGACTGGGAATTGATAAGGCACTCGGTTCAAACGTTATGAAGAAAATGACGGAGGGATTTAATAAGTTAAAAGGATCTTTATCGGCATGGTTCTCCGAGAAATTTGCATTCCCCAAGTTCACTAAATTTCTAAATTCATTCAAGTTAGGTGTAGACGGTAAAGCAGTTGTCAATACAAATTCGTTCGTAAAGAAATTACTCAGCATTAGGACAGCGGTTACTGGGTTCTTCACTAGCATTGGTGGGTTCTTCACTAAGATTGGCGGCAAGATAACTGCATTCAAAGATGCCATTATGAAACCAGTCAAAGGAATTGCCCTTGGAATCCTTACGACAGTGGAAAATTTGAAGGATTCTTTTAAGTCATCCAAGATTGTAGCACAGTTTGGGAAAATTAAGACAGCGGTTACTGGGTTCTTCGCTATGATTGGTGGTAAGATAACTGCATTGAAAGATGCCATTATGAAACCATTCAAAGCAATTGGTGATGCATTCAGTAAAGCAAAGACTGCACTATTTGGTGCAAGCGATACAAGTAAAACACTAAAGGATACCACTAGTAAGATGGGTGGTGTCATTACGAAGATGAAAGCAATTGCTCCCTCATTATTCAGAGCATTCACTGCACTTGGTAAAATTTTAGGTTGGCCTTTAACTATTGCTATTGGTATCTATGCAGGAATCAAGGCATCAATAGACAAGTTTAAGTCAGGTGACATAATTGGTGGTGTGATGTCATTCCTTACTGCGGGATTAAATGCCGCCATCTTTAGTGTGGTGGATATTCTTAAAGACGGTCTCTCTTGGGTAGTAGGTATGTTAGGGGGTGATAAGATATCAGCATTCTTAGACTCGTTTACATTCGAAGAAATGTTCTCCTCTATTATGGTTGAGATCGAAGACTTCATCAGGCGGCCGGGAGAAAAACTAGGTGAGATGATGGATGCCGCCAAAGCATGGTGGGAAGGATTCGACTTCATGGAATCTGTTAAGGACATAGGTGCCATGCTTTCTGGATTGATCGATGATGCTATTGAGTGGATCAAAGGTAAGTTACCTAGTATAGATATGGTTACTGGATTCTTTGGTAAGTTGAATCCATTCTCTTCGGATGAAGAAGTACCAGTCGCGCCAGAGACAACACCTGTAGCAACACCAACTGCGGCAGCTGCATCAACCCAAGAAGTGGATGCCGAGACAATTAAAGTAATGAAGACGGTTGCCAAAGCAGAGACTAATCCTAAGAAACCAGTTGACGCAGAGACTATGGCATTCATTAAAGATCAAGACGATCCTGCATACATCGCCAAACAGAAGACCAAAGCAGAGAAACGTGCCAAAGCAAAGGCAGACATGGATCTCCGTGCCGAAGAAAGATTGCTCAGAGACGAAGAGAAACTGCGAAAGATCAAGTCTACTGGTAAGTACAAGGGTATGGATCTAGAAGAGTCCGGCGCATATGGACAACGCATCTTGTCTAACACAGATAATAAACTCGCAAAGATTGAAACAATCAAAAAGAATCGTGGTATGGATGTTGATAATATGTCTAGAGAGAATGCACGTTCTAGTGGTAGAAACGCAGTTACCGTAGTTGCACCATCGTCACAGAACGTGACTACCAACAACAATCAAAGTACTGCTGCGATTATGACACAGAATCAACCAACAGTTGATTATAATGATAGGACTTATGCTGTAGCATAAAAAAAGGGGGACTTGCGTCCCCCCGTGTTACTAGTCTTCCTGTGCCATCTGCGCAAAGTAAGATAGTGTGTCATCTTCCTCCGCGACAGCACCTACCGTTGGTGCAGGAGCAGAAACAATCTCTGGTTGTGGTGCAGAACGTCCAACGTTCGCTTCCGCAGTCTGAGTTAATGCTTCATTACGGATAGTGGTGTTAGCACCTACCGCAGTACCCAATACCAATTCCAGACGTGACTCTAATTCCTGATAGGTTTTAAAGTTAGCAGGATCTACGAACTCACCCAAATCATACTGTTGATTATAAGTGGCTTCGAGTTTAGTCTCGTCCGACTCATACAATGCAGAAGTGGACTTGAACTCCGACTTATCATAGTTACGGTAACCCGCAACATTACGAATCTTCAGTTCGAAGTCAGCACCATTCCAGAAGTCGAAAGGATTGACCGGAGTCTCGCCAGGGA